TCATCAACTCTCATTGAGGTTGATAAGAATGTAGCGGTCATGGCTATGAAGATGGATGCTAACAACGAAAAGGTAAGTCAGCTTCATGACATGATTAGACCAATGTGGGAAGAGTTCACGGGAAGGACATATGATGGCAATCTCGCGAAGTTCTATACCGCAACAGATAACTAAAGGTGGGACAATGGCAAAAGATGCATGTTACCGAAAAGTTAAAGCAAGATATAAGGTCTTTCCGTCAGCGTATGCTTCAGGAGCAATTGCTAAGTGCAGAAAAGTTGGAGCCAAGAACTGGGGAACTGGAGGAAAGAGTAAAACAACTAAAAGGAAGAGTAGTTCTTCTAAAAGAAAAGGTAAGACCTATTAATGTCTGAAACTAAACCAAAAAGAAAGTTTAGAGGAAAACCTGTCAAGGGAACCGCCGTGGCTCGAGGTTGTGGTTGTGTTTTGCCTAGGCGCCGAAAGAGAACTAAGGGTTCAGTGGAGCAGTCGTAATGGCAGTTCGTAAAACAAAAAAGGGTGCGGCGCTCAAGCGTTGGTTTAAAGAAGATTGGAAGGATGTTCGCACTGGTAAGCCTTGTGGCAGAAAGAAGGGTGAAAAACGTGGTGTCCCTTATTGTCGCCCGTCTAAGCGGGTTTCATCCAAAACGCCGAAGACAGCCAGTGAATTGTCTAAAAGCGAAAAAAAGAGTAGGATATCTCAGAAGAAGCGTTTGGGGCAGCCTGCTGGCAAGCCTAAAAGAGTTAAATCCGTCAGAAGGAGAAAAAAGTCATGAAGGGCATGAAAAAGAACAAAAAAGGCTACAAGGATGGTGGCATGGTCAGCCCACGCAAAGCCATGGCTATGGGTTACCAGATGGGCGGCAATGTAGATGTAAAAAGAGCGCAGCTATTTGCGCAAAATCTTGGAAACATGATGCAGGGTTCTGTTCCTACACGGAAGCCTAGAGGAACAATGTAATGGCAACGTCTGGGTCAAGAGACTTCAATCTTGATGTCTCTGACATTATCGAAGAAGCGTATGAGCGGTGTGGACTAGAAGTGCGCACCGGTTATGACGCTCGCACTGCGCGCCGATCTATGAACTTGATGTTCGCAGATTGGGCGAACAGGGGCATAAATCTCTGGACAGTGCGTCAAGCTACGATAACATTGACTCAAGGACAAGCTACTGAAACATTAACTGCTGACGTAGTGGATTTACTTGAAGTTGTTATCCGGCGTGGCGGTACAGACTACGACATAAACAAGATTAGTCGTGGCGACTACTTATCTGTGCCGAGCAAAACAACTACAGGGCGCCCGTCTCAGTTCTATTTTAATCGTCAAGTTCTACCTCAGATTACAATGTGGCCTACACCTGAAAACAGCACTGATCAGCTTGTGTATTATTACATTCGGCGTCTTGAAGATGCTGATGCATTGACCAACGATGTAGAACTACCTTTTCGTTTTCTGCCTTGCGCAGTTGCTGGAATGGCGTACTACATTGCCTTGAAAAAAGCTCCGGATCGGATCCAGTTGTTAAAAACGGTGTACGAGGAAGAGTTCCAACGTGCCGCAGATGAGGACGAAGACAGGGTTTCTCTAAAGTTGCAGCCTAGTATTCAGTATTTGAGGGTCTAATGAGCAACTATGCTTCCGGAAAAGATGCTTATGGAATATCTGATCGTTCTGGATTTCGTTACCGTTTGAGGAATATGAAAGTTGAGTGGAACGGGCTAAAGGTTGGTGAAGACGAGTACGAACCAAAGCACCCTCAACTTGAACCAAGACGTAAAGCACTTGATCCACAGGCGTTAAGGGATCCCAGACCAGATGTAAAAAACCCTTTCCCATCTGTAACAATTACGTTCCCCATCTTTAGTTTGACTACCATAAGATACGAGCATATTGTTCCTGCCAAAGGCTTTCTTGGTGATGTGGGTGTTTTTACGACTGAAAACGTAACTGTTCCAGTCACAGGTCTTTCATCTACTAGCAGCCTAGGTTCTGTTACTGTGAGTATAACATGACATATACCTTAACAACTTTAAAACAAGCTATTCAAGACTTCGTAGAAAACGATGAGACTACGTTTGTAAGTAATCTGGATAACTTTATACGCAACACGGAGGAACGTCTTCTAAAGCTGGTTGATCTTGATTACTTTAGAAAAAATGTTTCAGCCAGTATGACCGCGAGCAATAAGTTTTTAGCTGTTCCTGCGGATTACCTTGCTACATTTTCTCTTTCATTTACAAAAAGTGGTTCAAATGTATTTTTGTTGCAAAAAGACGTTAATTTTTTGCAAGAGTATTCGCCTGATGCCACGGTAATTGGAGAGCCTAAATATTATGGAGTATTCGATGTAAATAACTTCATTGTAGCGCCTACTCCAGATCAAGCCTATAGTACAGAACTCCACTATTATTACAGGCCTGCTTCAATAACCACCACAGGCACATCATGGTTTGGAGATAACGCTCCAGATGCTCTGCTATATGGATGTTTAACAGAAGCATACACCTTTATGAAAGGTGAACCGGCAGTCATACAAATGTATGAAAAAAGATTCGTAGAGGCTGTTACACGCCTTAAAATATACGCAGAAGGTGTCGAAAATACAGACGCCTACAGAATAGGGTTAACAAGAGTTCCTAAACAATGAAAAAAAATCTTGCGGGTAAAAGTGTTGCCATTTTAGGGTTGGGTGGCAGCATTCATGATTATGTCATGAATAAAATCAACTCAGCAAAATTTGATGAAGTATGGGGCATAAATAGTATTGGTGGGATCATGCATGTTGATCGCACTTTTATGATGGATCCTGCTAGCAGATTTTTAGATGACATAAAGGCTGGAACTCAGACCGGCATTGCTCAAGAGTTCTTATTAAAAACTCCTAATAAGGGTCCTATTTATTCTTGTTGCTTAGATGAGAGGGTTCCAGAAATTGAACTGTATCCTTTGGCTAAAGTTATACAGGATGTTGGCTATGCATATTTTAACAACACAGTGGCGTACACGTTGGCATATGCGATCCACAAAAAGGTTGAACAAATCAACTTGTTTGGCATAGATTTTAGCTACAAAAAAAACATAAACTTTGCAGAGGCAGGAAGAGCTTGTTGTGAGTTTTGGTGCGCGATAGCGTTGGCTAGAGGCATAAAAGTTGTAACTGCAAAAACTTCAGGGTTTCTTGACACTAATGTTCCAGCTAATGAAAAGCTATATGGATATCATAGACTTGATGATCCTTTAGTGCAAACCATACAAGATGGTCAAATAAGTATTGTTCCTCAGTCTCAACACACGCAACAAAAAGAAGAAGAACTGACATCTCCAGAAGCACTCGATGCAAGAAGTCCAATTCTTATAGGAAGACATGATGTACCGGGAGTGACATATAATGATTAGTGTACAAACAGGAATAGATGTAGGTACAATTGACGTTACTACGTCAGAAGAGGGCGGTCTTTCTTCAGACCAAATAGCTGAAATGGCTCGTAAAAAGATCGTTTATGTGTCAGAGGAAGCTCCGCCTGCTATAAAAGATCAGGCTCAAGCGTTTGCAGGAAGAGTTGAAGAAATATTGCGTTTCTACATAGACTTGGCGAAACGTGAAGAGCGTGGTACTATATGCCAGATTTTGCGGAATGCAGGTCATAAAGACATTGCAGAATATATTAGGAGACTATAATGGCAATCACTCAAGCAATGTGTACCTCTTTTAAGACAGAACTCCTAACAGGTACACACAATTTTACAAACAGTTCAGGTAACAGCTTTAAGTTGGCTTTGTACGCTATCTCATCCGGTGGAAAGTCAGGCACTACGGCGACTCTTGGCGCGGCAACCACCGCTTTTACCACAACAGGTGAGGTAGCAAACAGTGGTTCTTATGCCGCTGGTGGCGGTACATTAACTAATGTTACTCCATCAGCTAGTGGCACTACAGCGATCACAGATTTTGCAGATTTAAGTTTCACCACAGCGACAATCACTGCTCGTGGGGCTTTGATCTATAACGATACAAACTCTGATAAAGCGGTTTGTGTTCTTGATTTTGGTGCAAACAAAACATCGACTTCTGGAACATTTACTATTCAGTTTCCAACAGCGGACGCTTCAAACGCTATTATCCGTATCGCTTAACGGAGTAAACTGTGACTCAAATTACGGGGTGGGGCAGAGGTACTTGGGGTCAGGGATCCTGGAACGAAGCCCTACCCGTTGAAGTCACTGGTGTCCAAGGAGCAACATCACTAGGTAGCGAAGCCGTAACAGGAAATGCTCTTGTTGCGGCTACAGGTGTTTCCAGTATCAGTGGTTTAGGCACTCCCTCCCTCAAGCTAGACTGTGTTTTCCCTGTAACGAGTGTTTCTGGCACAAGCGCAGTAGGATCCGCAATTATATTTGCGGGGGCTGGCGTTCCGGTCACGGGGACTGCCTCCACAACTGCCGTAGGATCAGTTGTAACTACAGGGACTTCTCTAGTCACTCCAACAGGGGTTTCTGCTACAGGAGCATTGGGCAATGCTCTTGCCGCAGGTGGTGCTATTGTCGAGGAAACAGGCCTTTCAGGAATTGTTGGCTTTGGTGACGAGCAAGTTGTTGGTACAGCCAACGTCTTCCCGACAGGGGTTTCTGCTACAGGCGCGGTAGGCACAGCAACCGCAGAAGGCATAGCCGTTGCCATTGCATACGGTGTTGTAGGTCAAACCACAGCAGGCCGTCCGCAAGTGGATGACATGGCAATTGGCGTTACAGGATTGTCAGCGAGCGGAAATATTGGTATTGTGTTCATATGGGGACAAATAATTCCCGATCAAGTCGCTTCTTGGTCAGATATAACGCCGCCTGACAACGATATTTGGAGTGATATAACACCAAGTCAGGTAGCTGATTGGAAAGAGGTCGCGTAAATGGCTAGTACATACACCACTAGAACAGGTATTGAAAAACCGGGTACTGGCGAACAGTCGGGAACTTGGGGTGACACCACAAACACAAACTTTGATATTATTGACACAGCCTTAAACGGGGTTGTGACACTTAGCTTGTCTGGCACAAGCTCAAATCTTACCACCACGGATGGTTCTGTTACAGATGGTATGAACAAAATGATCATTTGCGGTGGTTCCCCGTCTGCAACACACACCATAACTGTTGCTCCGAATGACGCAGAAAAGATTTATTTTGTTACCAACAACACCGCTCAATCTGTTATATTCTCACAAGGCAGTGGCGCGAATGCAACTGTGGCTGCTGGAGAGTCTAGGATTATACATTGTAATGGTGCAGGTTCTGGTGCGGTTGTGACCGATTACACATCAACTATGGCAACAAGCACCACTTTTATTGACGGTCAAGCCACCGCATTAGCAATTGCGTTAGGATAGAAAAATGGCAAACACTTTTAAGGTAAAAACTGACGCAGCGGCTCCCGCAACCGCAGGCCAATTTGACACATTCTACACGGCACCTTCACCATCTACAACAGCTATTGTTCTGGGTCTGATGGTTTGCAATGTAAAAACCTCGCAGGTTACTGCGTCTGTTAGATTAAACACTAACACAGTAGATGTGGAAACAAATCAACCAGTTTTGTTGGTTCAAGATGTTCCGATTCCTGTTGGATCTAGTGTCGAGCTTCTTGCTGGCAATAAAGTTGTATTGCAGCCCACAGACTTTTTGGAAATTGATTGCGACACCACGGCTGGTGTTGATGTGACCTTGAGTATTATGGAGATCACCTGATGCCGTATCTAGGTAATGAACCTGCCGAAGCTTATAGCAATATAGCTTATCAGGACTTTGGCACTCAAAGCGGAACTACTTTTACTTTAGATTTCCCTGCTGGAGCGCCGGGGGAATTAGAGGTTTTTGTCAATAACGTCCGTCAAGAGCCTTCGGTAGCGTATACGGTTTCTGGCACTACTTTGACTATGACAGGCACTGTCGCGGCTACTGATGACTTCTATGTGGTGTTTCAAGGCAAAGCGCAACAAACAGTAACGCACCCTGCTAACACAGCGTTAGTGGCTACCAGTGGTACGTTTAGCGGAAACCTCACTGTTGCTGGTACTAGCCCCGGAAATCTTACAGGGATACAAACCTTCACAGCAAATGGAACATACACTCCAACCGCAGGAACAACAAAGGTTCTTGTTTACGTTGTTGGCGGTGGCGGCGGCGGCGGCGGAGTTGACGGTCAAGGATCCACAAAGTCTGCGGCGGGTGGCGGTGGCGGTGGCGGCGGAACCGCTATGAAACTAATTACGTCCGGTCTAGGGGCTACGGAAGCAATTACCATAGGAGCGGGTGGTACTGCTGGAGCAAGCAGTGCTGGCACAGGCGGCACAGGCGGCACCTCATCTTTTGGCTCTCATTGTAGCGCAACTGGCGGTGATGGTGGTATAGGCGGCACAGCCGCCGTTCCGTCAAATGCCAATATGAGGCTAGGCGGGGCTGGCGGCGCTGGTTCAAGCGGGGATGTAAACGTAACAGGTGAAACAGGAAAATTCAGTGTAATCGGAGGAACTAGCACAAGTGAAGCCTGCAGTGGTGAAGGCGGCGGAAGCATGTTTGGTGGCGGCACACGATCTGTACAAGGTGATGCTGCGGGGAATGACGGTATTGGTCATGGTGCAGGTGGAAGCGGTGCAGTGGTGACTAACCTAACGTCAAATTATGCTGGTGGAGCGGGTCACGAAGGCATTGTCATAGTTTACGAATATCAATAGGTGATTTAAAATGGCACTAAGTAAAATTGACCCAGTAACGTCAATCGACCTTGCGGACAAAGAATATTTCCAAGTTGAACTAACTACACTGCAAGATGGATTGACAGACCAAACTGTAAACATTGTTGATTTTGGTGGGAAAGGCACTGTAAAATATGACACTAAATCAAATTTTGACAGTGCTAATGACGCATATCTTTTGGGTAGTAGCGATGGTGTGTATTTAATCAGTTTTTTGATTGGAATACGGTCTGATGCTATAGGTACTGAAGAAATAGTTGACGCATCGGCCGCTGTATTTGCCGCAACTGATGGAAGCAGTTTTGTAGCTGTTCATGGCGCAGGGGAAAGGTCAGTAGACCAATCCGGTGGCAGACCTGGCTCAGTTATGTTAAGCGGTTCATTTATTTATAAATCAACTACTGCAACAACAAAGGTTCTTTTGAAAACTGTAGTCAATACGGCTGGTGGTTCTTATGAGCATAGCCGCACTAGCAGTGATAATGTAAACACAGGTGATTCATCCTTTGACACTGCAAATTGCACGTTTTTATCAGTAGTGAGGATTGCATAATGAGCCAAGCAAGAGATTTAGCTGACCTCGGTGGCAGCGCAGATGCGGGTGGTATCACGGGTGCTAATGCTTTAATTAACGGTCAGTTTGCCGTAGCGCAAAGAGGCACCTCGTTTGTAGCGGGGGCTAATAATGACACAAACTATACGCTTGACCGCTGGAAGTTGTTTTCTGATGGCAATGATATAGTTGATGTAACG